TCTGCTCAGGTGTCATCAGTACGTATAGTTTTTATTCGTAGCTGACATACCTGCAGGTTGCAGCTTATCAGTTCTCTCAGGATAATATAACATAGCCTGATAGAAATCATGGTAGCTGTTTATCTTTACGTGACCTGCACGATCTAGTTCATCTAGTTCTTGTGGCACATCTTCAAATCGATCTTCCATTTTTCTTCTCCCATTGTTCATATATTATTTCTTCATTGAATAAAGCTAAACCAAAATCATAGCCTTGTTTATAGTAAGTTGAAAACAATTTCTTTTCATCTCTTTCTCCATAAACTAATCCATCTTTCACTCCATCTTTAAAGAATGAAAGATAATTTTGTCTTCTTTTTTCTAAAGGTGTTTGCATATTGTACTCCATGTTAAGTCGGAATAACTCCTACCTTATTCCGACATATTGATTTGTGCTACTTACTAGTGGGCAATTAATCATTAAGATAGGAGGACATAATGATTACACTAGCAAGTAGCTTCTCTCTAACAATATCTACCTTGTAATAATTGTTCTTACTTTAACAAATGAAAACATAGGTTGTTTAAAGACTGTAACCTTTCGGCTTGTTAGAGAGAATACTTATACAGCTTGATACTGTTTACGTAGTTGTTCATCAAGCCACAACTCATGGGAATCATCAAGCTGATCTGCATTAATTGTTTCCCACATCTTTGTGGTTTTGACAGTCATCTTGTTGACCCACACCTCTGAGTTGTCATTGCCCAATGGTTTTGCAACATCAACCAAGTGTTCATACATTGATCGATAGTTTTCTGGTGATGCAATACGAGATAACTCGGTGCATAGTTTAAGTTCTTTTGTTGTGTATGTAATCATTCGCATCTATCCTCCACTAGTTTATGCGTTAATTCTGCTGCCATCTCATCAATGATAGCACAATCTATTTTATATTCTTCACATTTATTTTGGAAATCATCAAGTGACATTGCTGTCACTTGAGTCATTGTTGTTTCCAATAATGCTTCATGATATTGATTAGACATTGATTACCTCCTGTGTATCAATAAATATATTGTTGTTGTGTTGTAAGTACTTAGTGAACGCAGTGTTACGTTCAACCTTAGTCTTCTCAGGTCGTGATACTTCTGTTGGGTGTGATGCCCAGTGTGTGACTGTATTGTACAGACTCCATACTGTGCTACCCATTTCGCTTTTGTATTGTGACCATAGTCTTTGAAGGTTGTATACCTGCGTTGCATTGTAGTGCTTGCCATCTATGGTTGGTCGTGCTGAGTAACATACCTTTTGAAACAATCGTTCAGCATCATCTTCATCAACACGCATACCATGCCATGCTTTGTACTTGGCCTCACTATTACGAAAGACATCAAGTGAATGTTCAAGATGTTCAAAGTTATAGTTGAAGATGCCATTGTGCTTTAGCTTGAAGTTGGCAATCTTATCAGGTGTAGTACATTCATTCATACAAAACATACGCAAGCCATACGCATTGATCATGACTGACCACATACCATTGTATGAATTACGTAGTGTTATCTGATAAGCAATGTAATCATTGAGTGATGGATCTTCTATCATAATATCTTTGCAAGTAAACTTGGCTACCATCAATGCACCATTGTCATGCATACGTACATTGATATGATAATTCTTAGATATACGATCAAGGATATTCATTACAGGATCTACTACATCTTTGTGTAGTACTGGTCTGTATTGCAATGAGTGTGTTGCTAGATACTCATTAGTATCAGACCGTATCAGTGCAACACGATCAGGTATTGGTATGTCACCTGATGGATCATCATCTACATTAGCTTTGATTGGCACAGATTCTATTGGGAAATTGTAGTCTTCCCAATGATCTGTAGCTAGTCTTTCGATACTTGATTTAGTCATATGATTCATGTTGTCCTCCATATTGAATCGTTAAAATACATGCCATATTACATAGAGTGCGTATCCTACGATACCAAACAATGTAAATGACAGACCTAATTCTACAAGCAAATCCCTGTAGTACTTAGATTTGTAACCAGTATCACTGGTATTTTCTATGTGTAGTTTTACATATTTCTTGTTCATTTATTCCTCCGTGTTTGTGATACACCATACATTGTAGTACTTAGTCCTACTGTGTATGCTGCAAACCAAATCATAATTGCTATATCATAACCTACAAATTCATACGTACCAATTAACGATAGAGTTGTAAGTAATGTGCCAATAATAATGCAGATTATATATGTCATTGTAAACTCCTTAGGTTATCTAGGTGGTTGATGTTCCAATCATGCACTTGTTTACAATGAATAAACAAACGCAGGTCTTCACGAAAATAAACTATTGAAAAGAATATTAAGAAGACAATGATTGGGCCTTTCTCTTTTGATATAAATTCAAAATCCAATTTCATAATTAAACTCCAATTCAAGATGATCGTGTTAAAAATCTGCCACGAGCTATTACACGCAGGGGTTGAACCACCTACGTGTATGAGACGTGACTCATAGATTTGTCGAGACTCGAGGTCGAGAGAAATCTTCATAGATGTAAAAAATAAAGATAAAAGGTAGGACATAAAGCCCTACCTTGTATATAGATGTTAAGCGACACCAAGTGCTTTGTCTTTTGCAGTAACTTTCTTCTTAGTTACAGTAGGCATTGGTTGTTTGGCTAGTTTGTATTGTTTCTTGTTTTGAAACCAATCTATACCATAGTTAGGTTGTACCTTACCATTTTCGGTAGCCCAACTATAACCCATGCAAGACTCAAACAATGTAGTAAATTGATCATACATCTTCTTGCATATCTCGTATTTATCTTGAGCTACCATATAAGCAATCTCAACATATGATCCACGTACCTCGTCTTGGCTGAATCTTTCAACATCTTGATTGTATGTATACTGTGTCTTGTCTAGGTAATCTTTTGCAGATTTCAAAGAGTAAGCACATGATACAGTAAGACCACCAATCATTAAGAAGAGATCGAGATTGTATTTTGGATTTTCCATTCTCTCACCTTGTTCAGTTGATTGACGTTTAGTACCATCAGCATTCAATGGTCTGTCGATAAGATAGTTATCAACATCATTGAATAATGTATCAGGTATTTCATTTAAGATTAATGTTGAAATATCATTAAATGTATTTAGTTTAGTTTTTGTCATATCATTATCTCCTATGTTAGATATGTTGTTATATTCACCACAAACACGTGGGGAACTTGATAACCTTCACTCGTCATACGAAGTCAAGGGTTTTAATCAGCTTTAGCTGATAATGCGTAACCAATATTGATCACAACACTGATATCGAAACGGGGTGAAGCATTACCCTTTACTCGTATGGTAAGATTTCGAGAGTAGCATGCTTCCCCACGTGTGCCTCGCAGAGTTGAGTGTGTGTGCGTAGAGAGGGATATTGTCGCATGAAGAGTCAAGAGATCTGGGCGATCTTCAGATCTTTTGATCGGTATGAATGGGTCAATCCCATTGCGTACCGATTCTATGTCATTCCAGTCTTTATAAGAATTACATTGCCATGCCTAGGCAGAATAGCAAGAGGGGAAGAGGTTGGGCTACTATCCGTTGCACAGTAAATGAGTCGCACTCACTTAAGCGACTCAGAGACTGATGCTTTAGGTTGTAGGGGAACTCTTGCTATTCTGAATAGGTTTGGCATACGCATGATGGAAACCACCACGATAAACCCTTTATAAACAGTGAGTTATAAAAGCCCTTGACAAGTGATATTTACTTGTTCCATAAAGAGGGGGTAAGGGGGTGTTTATGCTTACACAAAGAAAGTTAACCAAGAAACAGACGTTACTAATTGATACGATTGTAGCTACTGGTTGTAGTGTAATCAAAGCGGCGAAGATAGCAGGATACGCTGATGGTGAGTCAGGTAGAGTGACAGCCAGTAAGACTTTGCGATTACCTCATGTTCAAGAGTATATGCAGATGAGAGTTAGAGAGAGTATAGGACTCAATGCTACGATAGCTTCTCGAAAGGTATTAGACCTAGCCAGTAGAGCTAAGAGTGAGTATGTACAGCTAGAGGCAAGCAAGGATATACTAGACCGAGCAGGATATAAACCAGTAGATAAAGCCATGCACTTAGTCAGTGGTAATATTAATGTAAGTATAGATCTAACATGATTGGTGATGTAGTACTTAGAGATGTCAGATTAGGAGTACTACTGATGATAGTAGGGGGTGGGGGTTAAAAAAGTGAGAGGTCTACTCTACAACACCACCCGTACAAACATTATAGTTCAAAAAGGTACGTTATGATTGAAATACATTTTAGATTGTTTAAACTCTTTAATAGGTTTAGTAACTACTTCTATGGGAAATACTGTAGAGGACTACATAGAAAGCAAGGAAGATAAGCATGGCTAAGACACCTGCATGGACACGCAAAGAGGGTAAGAATCCTAAGGGTGGGTTAAATGCAAAGGGTCGTGCTTCTTATAAGGGAGGNACGTTGAAGCCACCAGTTAAGAGTGGTGACAATCCCAGACGAGCAAGTTTCTTAGCTCGGATGGCAGGAATGAGAGGGCCAGAGAGAGATGCTAAAGGAAAACCTACTAGGTTATTACTATCGCTTCGTGCATGGGGTGCGAGTAGTAAGGCAGATGCTCGTGCCAAAGCTAGAGCAATTAGTAAACGTAATAAGGCAAAGAAATAACTATGAGTTTATTCAACTAGAAAAGGAGACTACTATGCCAATGGGTAAAGGAACTTACGGAAAAACAAAAGGAAGACCACCTAAGAAAGCAAGTCTTACTGGCAAGCAAAAGACATTGCCTAAATCATTACAGGCAAAAATTATGAAGGCTAAGAAAAAGTAAATGGCTGTTAATGCTGCAGGAAACTATACCAAACCTGCTATGAGAAAGGCTTTGTTTAATAGGATCAAAGCGAGTAACAAGGGTGGTAGGTCAGGTCAATGGAGTGCAAGGAAAGCACAGATGTTGGCTAAACAATACAAAGCTAAAGGTGGGGGTTATACTTCTTAATGGCTTTAAAGAAAACACAGAGATCTCTTCGTGCTTGGACTAGACAGAAGTGGCGAACCAAGTCAGGCAAACCTAGTACACAAGGGCCAAAGGCAACTGGTGAACGTTATTTACCTGAGAAAGCNATTAAGGCTCTTAGTGCCAGTGAATACGCAGCCTCTTCGGCTGCTAAACGAAAAGCAATTAGAAGAGGTAAACAGGTATCTAAACAGCCCAAAAAGATTGCTGCAAAAACGAAAAGTTATAGATCTTATTCATAGGATAGAAGAATGAGTATACCTAAAAAGAAAATAGCAGGTGCTTCTAAAATTGTTAAGAAGCAAAAAACTATGTTAGTTGCTGCAAATGAAGATACTGGCTTTAAGAAATATATGTCAGATATTTTAACACCAAAAGAGTTTGATGATTTTATAAAAGACCCACAGAGAAAACATTTGGTTATAGATTCTTACAAACAGTATTTAAAAACTATAGAACCTGAAGATGATGGGATACCATTTTAATGAGTTTTCTCCATACGTTAAAAAAAGAAGAAAGAAGAATACTTCGTGAGGTGGTAAAGAGAGTCCACCTGAAACATCACCCTGAACAATTTTGTACAGATCGAGAAGCTGATAAAGTTATTCTGTTATTGGGCCTGAGACTGTAGATACTTTGTTAAGAATAGGGGTTAATACAAACATTGATAACGTTTAAATACAAACCTGATGGTGAAGTACTCAAGGCATTTATGAAAGACAATACTTTCTTTCGTGGAATAAGAGGCCCAGTAGGAAGTGGTAAGTCTGTTGGATGTTGTATAGAAATTTTTAGACGTGCATTAATGCAAAAAAAATCTGAGAATGGTAAACGTAAAAGTCGTTGGGCTATTATCAGAAACACGAATCCACAACTTAGAACAACAACTATTAAGACTTGGCTTGATTGGTTTCCAGAGGAAGATTGGGGTAAGTTCCAATGGTCTGTTCCTTACACTCATCATATTACACAGGCTGATCTTGATATGGAAGTAATCTTTCTTGCTTTAGATCGGCCAGAAGATGTCAAGAAACTTCTCTCCCTTGAATTGACAGGAGTATGGGTGAATGAAGCAAGAGAGATACCAAAGTCAATTATTGATGCTACTACCATGAGGGTTGGTCGATACCCCTCAATGAGGGAGGGTGGTGCAACTTGGTCAGGTGTAATCTGTGATACTAACAGTCCTGAAGAAGATCACTGGTGGCCGATTATGTCAGGCGAAGTTCCAATACCTGATCATATTTCTAAGGAAGAAAGCAGGATGCTTGTTAAGCCTGACAACTGGGTTTTCTTTACACAACCTAGTGGGATGCTTGAGGAAAAAGATGAAGATGGTTCTATTACTGGATATAAACCTAACAAGGATGCAGAGAATAGAAAAAATATTTTAGAATCATATTATCCTAACTTGGTTCAAGGTAAGACTAAGAGTTGGATAGATGTATATGTAATGAATAGATTGGGTTCTATTCAAGATGGTAAGCCAGTTTACAATATGTTTGTAGCAGATACTCATGTTTCAAAAGAAGAAATACCTGTAGCTGATGGAGTACCACTGTATATTGGTCTTGACTTTGGCCTTACACCTGCTGCTGTTTTTGGACAAAAGGTTCGAGGTAGATGGTTAATACTACAGGAGATTGTAGCATTTGATATGGGGATTGTAAGATTCGCTGAACTACTTAGGGCAGAAATAGCTACACGATATAACAACCTTGAGGTAAATATTTTTGGTGATCCTGCAGGTGACTTCAGATCACAGACAGATGAATCCACACCTTTTCAGATATTAAGAGGTGCAGGATTAACAGCTAGACCGACAAATAGTAATGATGTTTCTCTAAGAATAGAGTCGGTATCTTCGGTATTGAATAGGATGGTAGA